GCTACGGATCGAGCTAGCAAACATGCTGGAATTACTCGATGAACGCCTGGCTATGGCACTCAAGAGCACGATAGATCGGCTCATGGATGGGGGGATCGGTGACTTCGAGCCGCCGAACCCGATCCAAGGGGCGATAGCACAGCTCATTCAAGGCATGGCAGCTCAGAAGATGAACACAATCGACGCCGTTGTTACCCAGAGAGCTCCTGATGGGAAGTTCGAGTAGACAATTGACCACTTTCGGAACGATTATTACCGACTTTGTTCAGTTCCGAGGACCATGGCACGCAGGAAGAAGGTGACAAGGCGCCGAGGACCGAAGACAATCAGCCTGATCAATCTCGCAGAGAGCTACGCGTACGCTGCCACCCTGGTCGGCGGCGTGGCCAACAATACCCCGGTGGGATTCATCGGATTCGACGGTGCCGGTGGCACTGGACTAGCGACCACGAACGGCGGAGGCAGTGTCTCACTGTCCTCGCTCGTCGCTGACCCCGGATCGTCCTTCGACGCCATGCAGACGAACTTCATGGCGAACTACCAGGCTATGGCTGTCCAGGCAATAGGGATCGGAATCACCTTCAAGTTCGCTAAGAAGCTCCTACGGAAGCCCATCGCCAATGTGAATCGCAACATGATGAAGCCTCTTGGCATTGGAGTTAGGTTGTGATCCTATGGCAACGAACACTACGAACGGCGTGTTGGTCTGCTCCGACGGAACAAACATACCCTTGAAGACAGAACTCGCCGAGGGAACTCAAAGCGATCTCAAAACTGATTCCGTCTATACCGTGAGTTCAATGAATGTCGGCGATTATGCACCGGGAAAGACTGTCACTCATGGTCTAGTATCATGTGACAACGGGGTGGGATTCTGCTACATTCTCTCGCAGGGCCTTGTGGCTGCAATCGTCCCTTGGTCGGTCAAGGGGGCCGTCTCTGACGGAACACCTGCGCTCTGCCAACCTTACACTCTGAAGGCTGGTGACATCGTTCGCTGCATGAATAACACTGCCGCAGATCGTGAGGCAGCGATGGCCTGCTACACCGCAAGCGGAGTTTCAAGAATATTCCACGTCACCCCGTCTGGTGGAGCTACGAACGAGCTAGTCGATCTTCAGACGGGCAACTCGATAGGCGATACTCTGCAAGGACAGCGAATCACGAAATGGTTCGGAACTTCCGTTGACGGCAACAAGATTGAGACGCAGGGCTTCTACGTTGTCGACGCCCTGGGTAACGTCGTCGGTTCTTGCAGCGCAACGAACCCGATTGTTCAACAACCGCTCTTTTCTTTCGCTAGCACTGGGATCGCGCTGAATTACAAGGCTCAATTCTTGACCAACGCGTGAAGGTGATTGAATGGCGCGAATGACCAAAGCGGCAGGCCGCCGAAGAATGGCGGAGATTCTTAGCAAAGCCAAGAAGCTCTATCTCAGGGATTTCATTTCCACCAAGGACCTCGACGCTATCGAGAGAATCGTCAAACTTCGATCCAAGATGTGCAAATGAGGCGAGTCCATTGGTGCAAGTAGGCCGTCCGGAATTACCTGGCTATGGGGGCCAAGCGGCCAAACCGATCGGCTGGCAGGACTCGCCTAACGGTAATGGAGGGACCGGGCCCGGTGTATCACCTCCCAGCACGAACGGGGCAGGGCCGTTCACACCCTCCACATCGATCCCCGGCGGGTTCTGGGGATATGTCATGCTCGTCGTGGGGATGAGATAATGCCGCTTCCAGATGCCCCAACCAAATCGCCCAGGGTGTACCGACTTCTCCAAAACACGACCCTGGCTAATCTAACCGATGATGATTTCATCGACGTCGGGAATACAATCAGCATTGAGCTATTGAATGAGGACGAGCTAAGGCGCCTGGTGCTCGTGCAGCTCGCGCGCCTGACAGTGAAGCAGGAGTGGGATGGGCTCCTGGGGTGATCGCATGCCACTGCCAGACGCCGACAAGAGATCCCCCAGGGTCTACACGAACCTACAGAACCTGGATCTATCTACTGTCACGTTCTCGAACATCGAAACCACTGGCGATCCCATAGCGATCGAGGAAGCCAACGAGGACGAGCTCCGAAGGCTTGTCCTGGTTAACCTGGCACGCCTGGTATGTGCTGGTGAATGGAACGGTCTCCTGGAGGCTGGTGGCAGCGATCCTTTCCTATGGCAGAACTCCGAAGAGTACAACGCAGCTTCGGGTTACGGTGGCAGCTTCTGGAATATAGCTATCCAGGCGCCGATCTGTTCGAATGCCAGTACGGCAACACTCAATCAAACATCTGAGTATCAATTCTACAATCCGTTCATCGCACCCTTCACCGGCGCGCCCGCAGCTTGTAACATCAATGTCACTTCAGCGACGACCAGTCAAAACCTGTATGTCGGCTTCTACTCAGGTACAAACGGCCTGCCTGCTACTATGCTCGGATATGCCACGATCTCCACCGACTCGACAGGGGTCCAGAGAGTGACGTCCTTCACCGAGGCTTCAACCGGATCGTTAACTTTCACAGCAGGTCAGATGTACTACTACTCGACCAACAAGGCCGGCACTGAGGATTGCACCCTATCGACATCCGTTTCTAACTCAAACATGGGCCAGTTGTTCGCTGACCAAACTACCACTGTCAACTCAAACATGGTTTTGGGTGTTCAATCAGATACAACGATTACGACCGCCCCTGCCGACGTCGCCGCCGATGACCTCTGGAACGGGGGCTCGGGCTGGACTTTCAGGGTATGGGTGTGGCTTGAGAAATGATATACCGCACCATAACCACTGATGGCGGAGAACCAGTCTGGTTCGATGTCGACTGGGAGCACGTGCGCTCAATCAGGAACGACGAGCTCGAGAAGAGCGACTGGAGAGCCGTCAAGGATCGAGTCCTTCCTAACGCCTGGAAGGAATACCGCCAGGCTCTCCGCGATCTGCCCCAGGAGCACGACAGCGCCAACGATGCTGCAGACAACTGGCCGGTGATCCCTGATGAGTGATGAAACCCTGGGCGAGATCGCAAAGCGCATGGTCATGGACAACGGGATGGCATTCCTCCTGGGTTGGATCCTGGGCGCTGGTCTGGGCCAGACGCTCTGGGACTCGATCACAGGGGTGCTCTGATGACCAAGAGAAAACCTGACACTGTCACAGAGTTTCGCATTTCTCTCCAGGACAAGCAATCGGAACAGCTCGATGACATCGTCACGGCCTACATGATCGGCAACGTCCTGCCATCCGTTGTCAGACTGATTAACGATGTCACCGGGATGGCCGTGGTGCTCAGCATCCTCGCCGGTATAATCGGCTTCACTTTCATTGCCGGAAAAGACCTCGACGCCCCTGGGCTGATAGACGCCTTCCTCACTCAGAGAGAACAGGCCATCGCAGCCGGCTTGATCATCACCGCCCCTGGTCCCCTTGGACCGGGTCTGGGGATTCGACTCGCCCAGCTCCTCGGACTGCTGCCCGAGCAGGATGAGAACGGCGGCGGCGGCGGCGGCGGATTCTAAAGAATCGAGAAATGATGGAAAAGAGTGGGGGGTGGCGCCTACGATTTGGGGCCGTCGGTCCCCATCAAGACTTTGTGACATCGCTGAATCTCTTTCTGAAGTCCTCTGATGTTCTGCCTCATCTCATGGTTCTGCTGCCATAGCCCCTTGAGATTGTTGGGGCCGTGTTCCTCGTAGAAGACAATGGCCTTGGTGATGTTGGCGCTCTTCTGCCTTGAAGGCCAGCGTGAGCGTATCTCAAATGCCGCATCGGAGAGGGTCGCTGAGATCAGGTGCATTATTCTCTCACCCATCCCAACCCAGTCGGATCATTGCAGTCGACCCGACGCATGCTGTTCAAGCAACAACAGTCAATACAGAAACCATTCCAAGCGTTAGTTTTCCACTGCATCATACAGCGTGACTTGAGTGAGATCATGGGTTTCAATTGCCGACATCCTAGGCATCGCCAATACTCAGCGATCTCGATACGGTGCTTCCCGTCTTTGCGAACAGCTCTCATTCAACCATCGCCTCCGCCAAATCTTCCAGTGCATCAGCAATACGACCCAACTCCGCCCGCAGGACTTCGATCCCATCTTCTTCATTGAATGAACTCCATACAGTCTCATGGTGTCGAGGAGCATGTCTCCAAAACCAACGCATCATTCAGCTCGCCTCCTCCAGGAAGACATCCAGGAGCCTCCGGCAATGCGGGCACGGGATAGTTACCTCGAACGTCCTTGTCTGGGCTGGTGTGTCGTCTATCTCCTTCATGCGTCCACCACATGCGGGCAGGTGTGAATGGCGTTCGTGGGATTCAAGTGGACACGCATGGTGTGCGCGGGCAGTGTGTTGCCGCAGTCGCGACAGACGATGCCGCTAACGATTGTGTCTTCGTTCATTATTGGGCTTATTTCAAAATCATCTTCGTTCATCTTTATCACCTGTGGAGGATCGGCGTTCAGTGTGGATGCACTCGTTGACCGACCCTCCATTTGATGGGAGGGGCCTAGAGTATATTATAGGGCCGGTTGTTGAAGTCAAGGCTTCTGGGGCTTTGCCCCATCATCCTCACCACCTCCCGCCGGCGATGACCAGTCCACATTAGCCACCGGGTATCAAGATTCCTTGGTATTTTGAGTGAAATCGGACCGTGAGGGAAGGTTGATGGGCGGTCGGTGGTGGTTGCACAGACATGGTAGCCGCTGAACTGCTCATTTTGGGTGTTTTGAACATCATTTGCATACTATCGATCATCATTCTGGCCCTCTGGATGAGGAAAGAGCTCGAGGAATCGGTCGCCGAGCTGGATTCCTCCCTCGCTATGGCGATCCAGAGCACCCTGGACAAGCTCACCGGCGAAGGAGTCGTCCCCTATGATCCTCCGAACCCTCTGCAGGCTGCCCTGGCTCAATTCCTCATGCAGAAGATGTCGACGATCGACGCAGTTGTTCAACAGAAAGCGCCCGATGGGACATTCCAGAAGTCAATTGACGAATTACAGTAGGATTATTAGCGAGATTGTTCACTTTCACCCCCAATGGCACGCAGAAAGACGAAGCGCCGACGCTCGAGAAAGAAGTTCATCAATCTGTATGACATGGCAGTTGCCTACGGGAACCTCGCGATCATAACGCAGGGCACTCTAGGCTCTGGACCAGTCGAGGCACTCACTGGAAGCTACGATATCGGCTACACCAAGACATCCCTGGGTATGGGCACCTTCGGACGCGGTGAACAGTCACTAGCTCTAACCGGCGCCACGCAGATCAGCCTGGCGGACATCATGAACGCCCCGACTCTCAGCTTCCAGCAAATCATGGACAACGCCCAGGCAAATGCAGTGCCCATGCTATTTGCAGCTACTTCTTTCAATATCGGAGCCCGCATTTTCAAGAAAGTCATGCGCCGCCCATTCACCCAGGCGAACAAGCTCATCAAGCCTCTCGGTCTCGATGTGAGGATTGGTTGATATGGCTACAAACACAGTCACAGGCAACCTCGTCTGCAGTGACGGGACTAACATCCCGCTGAAGCTGGACACCGTGGAGGGCACTGACACCTCTCTGACCACTGACACAGCATATACGGTCGCAGCGCAGAACGTCGGCGACTTCGCTCCTGGCAAGACCGTGGTCTCTGGTCTGGTCAGCTGCGACAACGGAGTCGGGTACTGCTACATTCTCTCGCAGGGCCTCGTGGCTGCAATCGTTCCATGGTCGGTCAAAGGTGCCGTCACAGATGGATCACCAGCGCTCTGCCAACCTTACACCCTCAAGGCAGGTGACATCGTGAAGGTGATGAACAACACCGCCGCCGATCGTGAAGCCGCCATGGCAGTCTACACCGCACGAGGAGTCTCGAGGATCTTCCACGTCACCCCGAGTGGTGGAGCTACAAACGAGCTAGTCGATCTCCAGACTGGCAACAGCATCGGCGACACTCTCCAGGGGGACCGGATCGTCAAGTGGTTCGGAACTTCCGTCGATGCAGCGAAGATTGAGACGCAGGGCTTCTTCGTCGTCGACGCCCTGGGCAACGTCATCGGCTCTTGTGCCGCTGGCTCACCGATCGTCCAGCAACCCAGCTACTCTTCCGCGAGTGTTGCCATCGCTCTGAACTACAAGGCCCAATTCCTAACCAACGCATGAGGTGAGGACTATGGCTAAGATGACCAAGGCGGCCGGTCGACGTCGACTGGGAGAAGTAGAGAGCAAGGCAAAGAAGCTCTTTCTTCGAGGATTCATATCCACCAAGGACCTGGAGTCAATCACCAGGATAGTGACAACGCGCTCTAAGCAACTGAAGTGATGCGGATGCCACTGCCAGATGCCCCGGCGCAATCGCCTCGAGTATACAAACTCCTGAAGAACACGCTGCTCGAGAACCTCACCAACGATGACATCACGCTGATCGGAGACCCTATCTCGATCGAGATGCTCAATGAGGACGAGCTGCGCAGACTAATCCTCGTCCAGTTAGCTCGTCTGACAGTCAAGCAGGAGTGGGATGGACTCCTCGGGTGATCGCATGCCACTGCCAGACGCCAACAAGAGATCCCCCAGGGTCTACACCAACCTGCAGAACATAGATCTCGACACTATCACGTTCGCTAATGTCCAAGACACTGGCAATCCCATCGCTATCGAGGAGATGAACGAGGACGAGATGAGGCGTCTTGTCCTGGTTAACCTCGCGCGCCTGGTATGTGCTGGTGAATGGAACGGCCTGCTTACTGCTGGTGGAGGTGGAGGAGGGTTCTCAGAGCTCCTTCCACAAACAGCTTCCACGGGAGCCGACCAATATGACATTACCAATACCCCCCCCCTGGAATGGAACCCTCAATTCAGTCTTCACCGTCACTCCTTTCAAGAAGCCGCACGCCTTTCCTTTCATCGCCCCCGAGACTGGGACAGTCTCAGCAATCGGAATCAATGTGTCGACTGCGGAAGCGAGTGACAGTCTCTATGTCGCGATCTATTCCCAGGACGATAATTTTCTACCAGAGACGCTTCTAGGGTATGCCTTGATCGCCCTTGACTCTACAGGGATAGTATACCAAACCTCGTTATCAGCCTCTCCTGAATTGACCGCGGGAACTCAGTATTGGTTTGCAGTGAGTCTCACTCAAAGCTCTAACGCGGCGATAACAACTCAGGATTATCAGTATCTACCCAAGATAGGAATTACCGCGGTTCTGACAACGGGTCATTGGTGTATCTCGGATAATGCGGTTGGGAGTTATGAGGTTCCACCCTCAACATTCACCCCCAACAAACTAGAGACCGAAAACCGTCCGCTCATAGGGCTGAAGTTTTGAAGGAGGCTGAGAGTATGGATAGACAATGGAAAACCTACCACGGTGAAGAATTGATTGATTCCGGATCCCATGATGTCACATGGGAGAAGGTTCGAGCAGAGCGAGATCAAGCTCTAGCTGATACCGACTGGCGTGCAGTCAAGGATCGCACCATGAGCCAGGCATGGAAGGACTACCGCCAGGCGCTGCGAGACCTCCCCCAGGAGCACGACGAGGCCAACGACGCCGCCGATGCCTTCCCGGAGGCTCCAGATGCCTGAGCACCATGAGCACGGCGAGGAGAGCTTCCCCGAGCAGGTGAAGCGCCTGGTCGTCGACAACGCCTTCGCATTCGTACTCGGCTGGCTCCTGGGGGCGGGGCACATCGCAGCTCTCCTCGGTGATCTGGCTGGTGCGTTCTCATGACCAAGCGAAAGCCGGACAAGGTGATCGAGTACCGCTTCAGCCTGCAGGACAAGGAGCGCGAGATCCTCGACCAGTTCGTCAACGCTCATTCCTTCAACAGCCTCGCGACGCCGATCGTCACCCTGATGAACGACGTCACTGGGATGGCCGTCTTCCTCTCGATCCTAGCGGCAACAGGCATAGCCGGTGTTAGCTTCACTTTCATCTATGGTCAAGAGCTGACCATCGGGAGTTTGATGGAGGCGTTCTGGCTGCAGCGAATGGAAGCCCACCAGACGATGAGAGAAGAGACTGGTGTGACTGGTCCTGCAGCAGGCCAAACCGGAACCGAGTTCTGGACTGGCCTCGTTTACAACCTTCTGAACCCCAACTGGACCTGGTTCGATCAAGAATCCTAAAGATGACCTGTCAAGTAGGGGGGTAACGGCTACGATTTGGGGCCGTCGGTCCCTAATAGACGTAGATCCATCATGGATGGGGCCTCTGGGGGTTCTTCTCCTGCTGCAACGGCGAGGATATGATTCTGAAGGTGTCTTATGGTCTTCTCCGACTGTCTCAACCGCGCAGCTAGTCCGACTCTGTTCGCCGGTCCGTTATCCTCGGTGAACTTGATTGCGTAACGGATCTCTGAACTCTTCCCGCGGGCAGGCCATGATTTGTAGATGCGATAGGCTTCGTTATCGAGGGTCGCTGATATCAGGTGCATTCAATCACTCTCCGTAAATTTTCGCATATACTTCTTCATCTAGATTCGGGGCGGCTAGCTTCCAAATTCTGCGATAGCACTTTGCGACAGCTCGGCTGAAGCGCCTTTCTTCGGCCTCGGTAAATACATAGCTCGCGTTTTGACGGGTATCATTGAGAAAGGTATGCTCATAAATCGCCGCCAT